GGAAAAAACATTGACAGATAATAAGCTATCTTTAATCAAGAAATTTATTAATTGGGTTGTGGATAATTCCGAAGAAAACCTAGGGCTAGAAAAGTCCGATCACGAAACTGAAACTTTAATTGAAGAGGAAGTTAGTGTTGAGCAAGTGGAGGAACCAGAAATGGATATTGAAGTTCTTAAAGAAGCACTTGGTACAGTAATTGATCAAAAGCTAACTGATTTTGCAAAATCTTTCAAAGAGGAAGTAGATGCAAGCGTTTCGGCTAAGATTGAGGAAGTTGCCAAAAGTGTTGAGATTCAGAAAGAAGAGTTGGCTGCAAAGCTAGCTGCAACTGAAGTTGCTCTTGAAGAGCAAACAGCAAAGGTTGAGCAAATTGCTCATGCCGGAGCTATGAAGAAAAGTGTAGATCTTGAAAGTGATGAGGATAGCGATAAGATTGCAAAATCGCAAGCTAAGCCTGAGTCATTTTGGAAAAACGTTTATTTAGACCAAGGACTTATTGAGTCTTTGGGTTATAAGTCATAAGGTAAGGAGGAAATTTACTATGGCAACACAAGAAGAAATTTTAGCAAAAGCTAACGAAGTAACATCTGGGGGCGCAGGCACCAGCATTACTTCTTCACATGGTTTGCTTGCGCCAGCGCAATCAAACAGGTTTATTGATTTCGTAGTTGATCAATCTGTCCTTATGCAAAACTCAAGAGTTGTACGCATGCGTACTCCATCAATGGACATTGACAAGGTGTCTGTTGGTACTCGTATTATGGCAAAGGCAACTGAAATTACAGATGATGGCACAAACGCAGCAGTAACATTTACAAAAGTTACTCTTACAAGCGTTAAGCTTCGTCTTGATTGGTCAATGTCAACTGAGTCGTTGGAAGACAACATTGAAGGAGCTTCGCTTGAAGATCACCTCGCTCAAATTATGGCTCGTCAAACAGCTAACGATTTGGATGATTTGCTAATCAACGGAAACACTTCGTCAAACAACGGCCTTCTTAAGGCACTTGATGGTTTCACCAAGAAAGCTTTGGCTGGCGGAACAACTGTTGATGAAGGTGGAAACAATGTTTCTCGTGCAACATTTGACAGAGTTCTTCGCAACATGCCAAACAAGTACTTGCAACGCCGTAACGAACTAAGATTCTTTACTGGTTCTGCAGTCGTACAAGACGTAGCTTTCAGCCTTCAGAATCCAAACTCGGCAACAGGAGCAACAGCAGGAGCGCCAGCCCCAGCTTCAACTTTTGGTGAGCAAGCATTCTTTAATGGTGCAATTCGGTCAAATGGTGGACTTGGAGCAACAGGATTGTCGCCATACGGCATTCCTTTGGTTGAAGTCCCTTTGATGCCAGAAACAGTTGCTGGTGATTACTCACCAACATCAGGCAGTCATGGTTATGTTGAATTGACATTCCCTAATAACAAAGTTGTTGGTATCCACCGAGATATTACGCTCTATCGTCAATTCAAGCCAAAGACTGATGCAATTGAGTACACACAGTTTATGCGAATTGCAGCTAACGTAGAGAATCTTGATTCATACGTAATTGCAAAGAACGTAAAACTTCGCACACTCTAATTAATAATTAACTTAGTTTAAAAGCGGGGCGTTTAGGCGCTCCGCTTTTAGATTGTAATTGATTTTAACGTAAATACATGATAGGATGTTAAGTATGACAAATAACGAAAACACAATTAAATCAGCAGATGTATCTGCGCCAAAAAAAACACCTGTCAAGAAGGTTGTTAAAGAGAAAGAAAGTATTGATGTATCTCAAAGTGATCCACTTGGAAATATTGTTATTTATTTACAATCGGGTTCTGGCTATATTACGACAAATGGTTTAAAATTTGATAATGAACACAAAATGCATGAACTACCTTACTTGGAAGCCAATTTGTTATTAAGATTAGAAAATTTTAGATTGGCTACTGACGAAGAAAAGGAATTGTATTATAATACTATAGCGGGGTAAAAATAGATGGCTAATAATTTAACAAATGCTGCTGAAAATTTAATACTTGATCATTTCCTGGGAGTTACAAACTATGCTTTTGATAGCACCATTTTTGTAGGCCTTTACACAGTAGCCCCAACTGATAGTACCAGCGGTACCGAAGTTACTGGTGGTTCTTATATCCGCAAAGCTGTTACTTTTTCTGCAGCTTCTGCTGGCGCAACATCAAATACAACAGATATTGATTTTACAGGAATGCCTGCAGCAACAACTGTCGCTATAGCAGTGCACACCGCAGTTACTGCTGGAACAATGTTGATGTACGGAACACTAACAACGAATAAAACTACAGATGCTGGAGACACTTTAAGAATTGCTGCTGGCGATCTTGATATCAGCATTGATTAAGGAGAAACCATGTTGCGAAGAGAATTTAACGGAGCTGTATTACAAACTACATTATCTGCATCGCTGTCTAATTCAGCAGTTTCTTTCGGCGTGGTAGATGGCTCAACTTACCCATCGGGTAGTAACCCTTTCGTGATTGTTCTTGATCGCTCAAATAACTCCGAAGAAAAAGTTCTTATTTCATCAAGGTCTTCAAACACATTTACAGTTGCACAAAGAGGCTACGATGGCACTACTGCTCAAGCTCATAATTCAGGGGCTTCAGTTGATCATGTTCTAGACGCGCTCACACTCCAGGATATGAACACAACTACTTATGATAACGAAGTTTTAATGTGGATGGGGGGTTAAATGGCTAATTTAACACCAAAAAGTTTTTACATAGGGACCAGCTCTACTGGGACTAATGCGTATACTACAGCAAATACTGTTGGCAATTATTCAATTATTAAGAATATTAATCTTTGCAATACAACTAGCTCTAATGCTGTATGTAGTATCCACATTCTCGTAGGTGCCGCTACTCCGGCAGCTAATAATAAAATTATAAGCAATGTTAGTGTATTGTCAAACAATGTTGTTTTCTATAACACATCAGTAGTCATCCCCGCAAATAGCAAATTGCATGTTGATCAAGTAACAGCCAATGCCGTAACATTCATAATTAGCGGTGTTGAGTATGCCTAATCTTACCGGCCAAACATTAGTTGATGTAGCAGTTGTAAGCGGGGCTACTGTCTCAGCAAACCCTCCTGGTTCTGCCTCAATTGGGCAACTATGGTTTGATGAAGATACTGGTAAAACATTTGTTTATTACGATTCTCAATGGATTGAAGTTGGTGCCGGTGCAGGAATCACTTCGGTAACTGTAAGTTCTTCACCTCCAGCATCTCCTGCAGAAGGAAATATGTGGTTTGATTCAGATACTGCACAATCCTTTACTTACTATGATTCACAATGGATTGAGTTGGGTGCAAGCGCAATGGTTGCTCAAGTTCAATCTTCTGCTCCGACAAGTCCAATTGCTGGACAAATTTGGTTTGATTCAGATACTGGTGGTACATATATTTATTATGGAACAAATTGGATTGAAGTTGGTGTTGCTCCATTAAATGCTGTTTTGAATACATATGATGCAAAAGGTGATGTTGTTGTTGGCACTGCAGATAACACTATTTCAAGATTGGCTGTTGGTTCAAACGGAACTGTTCTCACGGCAAACTCTAGTACCGCAACAGGTCTTGCGTGGGCTACACCAACGGTTTATCAAGCAGTGGTAGCGAATGTGTCAGATACAGAAATTGGTTATCTTGACGGAGTAACGAGCGCAATTCAAACGCAACTCAACAACAAACAAGCAGTTGTTGCAAACGTGTCGGATACAGAAATTGGTTATCTTGATGGCGTTTCTTCGGCTATTCAGACACAATTGAATAACAAACAAGCAGTCGTTGCAAACGTATCTGATACAGAGATTGGTTATCTTGACGGAGTTTCCAGCGCAATTCAGACACAATTGAATACAAAAGCATCAACAGGAAAATCTATTGCAATGGCAATAGTTTTTGGCGGTTAAGGAGAAATTATGGCAGCACCAAATATAGTTAACGTAACAACAATTACAGGCAAGACATCTGTTCTTGCTGTAACAACTTCGGCTACTGCCATTGTGACAAACTCTGGATCTAGTGGTCAAGTTTATAAAATTAATGCCTTATATGTTTCTAATGTTGATGGCACAAATAATGCGGATTTGAATGTTGACATATATCGTTCATCTACTGCCTACCATGTTGCTAAAACAGTCGTTGTTCCAGCAGATGCAACTTTGGATGTTATTTCTAAGTCCATTTATTTAGAGGAGGGCGATTCTCTTCGTTTAACAGCAAATGCAAACTCTGATTTAGAAGCAGTTTGTAGTTACGAGATTATTGCCTAATGCGTTTTAACGGCGGGCTTATCGGTGGCAAGAAGGCAGTAAGTACTGCTGCTGCGTCTGGTATTTGGTCTTTAAGTAATATACAAAGAGAACAAGGCGCAAGTAATTGGCCAGGATTGGTTATATTAACTGCTTTTACTTACACTGGTACTTATGAGACTCATGATTTTGGAGGTTATAGGTATGCAGTTCTTACTTCTAGTGGGACATTTACGGCAGCCGCCAATATTGTTGTTGAAGCGACTTCTGCGGGAGGCGGCGGTAGCCCTGGATACGGATGCGCCTATGGCGGTGGAGGCGGTGGAGGCGAATTAGATATTTGGACTAGTTGTTCTTTGACCGCTCCAGTGACTGTCACTATCGGAGCACGAGGCAGTGCCGCCCCTTACGGTGGTGGTTCTGGGCAGGGTGGAACAACATCTTTTGGAAATTTTACTAGTTCTCTCGGTGGCGGTTATGGCAATCAAGCACATGGCGGAACCACTGGTGGTTCGGGCGGCGGCGGCGGTGGTGGCGGTGGTTACAATCAAACCGCTGGTGGC